AGCGGTCCATGGACTCAACACATAGTCAGATCGCAGAATTGAAATCGGCAATTGCGGTCTTAGAAAGCGCTGCAGGCAATGGCCAGACGTAAACGTAAACCAAACCTCAAGCTCGTTCCCAAAGCCCCAGAGCCCATCCTCCACCGCCCACCCCAAGGCGAATACGAGGAAGAACTGATAGGCGGCGGACACGGCCACGCAAAGCGCCTGAGGCGGATAGACGAGCATCCGCTGACGTTGGCGTATGCACGGGGCAAGCTCGGCAAGGTCAATTCCCAGCAGGCGGTAGACCGATATACGGCGGGAGATATCTTTCGCAGCCATTATGAACGCAGAGGCCGTTCGGGGCGCGACAGCACAGAGCTTTCGGTTGGGGGTGGTTCTGGCCGGACGCCTTGGACCCAGGTTCAGGCGAACGCCATACACGCTGTAGCTGGCATCGAGCGGGACATGTACCGGCCCAACTTCGTGATCGTGGAAAAGTTCTGTGGCGAGGGGTGGTCCATGTCGGCATCGGTGGCAGCGGCAAGCGTTGTTTGTCATCCTGACGGTGTTGTAGCCCGTGTCTGTGAGGCATTGGACGATCTTGTATCAATCATCGGAAACACGAAACTTGCACTGGCGAGTTAGAAGAAAGAACGATTGTGTTTTGTATCAATGAGTTAGTTTGGGGGTTGCGCAAGTTTCCGGAAGCGATGTATTTCACACGCAATCATCCCGAAGTTGCGCTTAGGGCGCGCTTCCAACCCTCCGCAACAACATGAACCGCCCCGCGAGCCCAGAAGTCCGGCTTGCACAAGCCGTTGTCTGCCAAGCATTTCTCGACGCGGTTATGACCTTGCCGGAAATACCGACTATCGAAAGCCTTCTGCCAGCAGCGAACGGTATGCGCCGTGTCGCCATGAGCCGCCGTAACGAGCACGTCAAAGCCCGAAGGGAATCCGCAGTCGCGCAGGTTGAAGCCCGCGAATGGCTTCTAAGCGATAGCGAAGACTTCCGGGACGTATGCGACTACGCCGATCTGGATGCAGACAACATCCTTGAGCAGGCCAAGCGGCTGGCGGCTTTGAATTGGCCTAATTTGAAGCCGGACGAAACACAAGAAATTCAATCGGTTAGCATTGCAGCATAATGGCCCTCAGCGCGAGACAAAAACGCTTCGTCGATGAATATCTGATCGACCTCAATGCCACGCAGGCAGCTATCCGCGCCGGTTATAGCAAGCGAGCAGCACGCGCTATCGGGTCCGAAAACCTAACAAAGCCAGACATAGCCGCAGCCGTGGAGCAAGCCTTAGCCAAGCGCTCGGAACGGCTAGAGATTACCGCCGACAGGGTGTTGGAAGAACTCGCCAAGATGGGGTTCGCCAACATGCAGGACTACATGGCGGTTGGTCCTGATGGCGACCCGTACCTGGATTTCTCGGCGCTCACCAGAGACCAAGCTGCTGCTTTGGTTGAGGTCACGGTAGAGGACTTCAAGGACGGCAGGGGCGATGCGGGCCGCGATGTTCGCCGGGTGAAGTTCAAGCTTGCAGACAAGATTTCTGCCTTGACTGGCATCGGGCGTCATCTCGGCATGTTCAAGGACAAGGTTGAGCACACCGGGGCGGATGGCGGACCAATCGAGGTCTCAGACGCACGTGACAAGCTTGCACATCTCATCGGTCGCTTCGCTGGAACCGGCGATACGGCAGAAGGTTCTAACAAACCTCACTGACGACGAAATTGAATCGCTGCTTCACGATTGGCGGTTCTTCGCATCTGAAAACCAGATAGCGCCTGACTGGAATTGGCAGATTTGGCTATTTCTGGCGGGCCGTGGGGCAGGCAAGACACGTTCTGGATCTGAATGGGTCCGTGAAAGGGTCAAGGCTGGTTGCAAGCGTATCGCGCTTGTAGCGCCTACGGCGGCTGACTGCCGCGAGGTGATGGTAGAGGGCGAAAGCGGAATCCTCGCTGTCAGTTGGGACAAGGACAAAGACGTTTACGGCCAGAAGATTGGCCGGCCGATATATGAACCCTCCAAGCGTCGATTGACGTGGGAGAGTGGGGCAATCGCGACAACCTATTCTGCGGAGGAACCAGATAGGCTTCGCGGGCCTCAGCACGACGCATTGTGGGCAGACGAACTGGCGGCATGGGCCGACCCCGAGGCCACTTGGGATATGGCGATGTTCGGCTTGCGCTTGGGCACCAATCCCCAAGCGATGGTCACGACGACGCCAAGGCCGATTCCGATATTACGGGAGATGTTGCGCAATTCGGTTGGTGACAATCGAACCGTCGCCGTTTCGCGCGCAACGACCTACGACAACAAGGCCAACCTAGCGCCATCGTTCCTGACCAAGATCGTTGCCAAATATCAGGGCACGCGGTTAGGTCGGCAAGAGCTGTCCGGTGAGCTTATCGAGGAAGTCGAGGGCGCTCTTTGGAACAGGGGTATGATCGAACGCAACCGCGTTTCGGTCCTCCCCGACATGAAGCGGATTGTGGTCGCTATAGACCCTGCCGTGAGTTCTGGCGGCGAATCTGCCCTGACAGGGATTATCGCTGCAGGGCTAGGCGTTGACGACAAGGGCTATCTCTTGGCGGACAAGTCGGGCCGATACTCACCTGGCGCATGGGCCAAGGCCGCAATTGCCTTGTACGACGAGCTTGGCGCCGACCGCATCGTTGCCGAAGGCAACCAAGGCGGCGAAATGGTCAGGCACACGCTGACCACAGAACGCAAGAATTTACCGATCCGCATCGTCCACGCGAGTAACGCGAAGCAGGCGAGAGCGGAGCCGGTTGCTGCCTTATCGGAGCAGGATCGTCTCAAGCATCACGGCACATTGCCGGAGTTAGAAGATCAGCTTTGCACATGGGCACCACTAGAGGGCCTTCCCTCGCCAGACAGGTTAGATGCGATGGTATGGGCTTTCACAGATTTGATGCTTGGCGGTGGGCGTGACGCAGTTATTGCTGCGCCAATCATCATCACCGCCCCGCGCCCTAGCCCGTTCTAGACCATGTCCAGAACGCCCACAAAACAACCGAGCAACAACACTCGGATAGCGAAACCTATGGATGGAGGATTCTCAGGCCCACCGCCTGAAATGTCTTCCGACCTGACGTTCACAACGCTGGGCTCTTACGGCTTACGTCAATACGGCGGATGGGTGCGGGAGGAGTTTGCTCAACAATTAGTTGGCCGTCAAGCTGCTCGCGTTTATCGCGAGATGCTGGACAATTGCTCGACGGTATCTTCGGTCAATTTCGCCATTACCCAGACCATGCGTCAGGTGGAGTGGCGTGTAGAACCCTCTGACGATAGCCCCGAATGTGCGGCGTCTGCGGAATGGGTTGAATCGCTCATGGATGACATGAGCCACACATGGAACGATTTCATCTCAGAATCGCTGTCCATGTTACCTTTTGGATATAGCTTTCACGAGATTGTCTATAAGCGCCGCTTAGGCCACAACCCAGGCAACGGCGAGGATGGAAAGCCGCTTCCAAAGAGCAAGTTCGATGACGGCAAGATTGGACTGCGTAAGCTACCCATCCGAGGCCAAGAGACCATTCTCAAGTGGTTCTTCGACGAAGATGGCGGCGTTCAGGGCGTAACGCAGCAACCCTGGGTCGGCCCACTTCTCGACATCCCGATTGACAAGGGCTTGCTGTTTAGGCCGCGCGTACACAAGAACAATCCTGAAGGTTATTCCATCCTTCGCGGGTCATACCGGCCATGGTGGTTTCTTAAGCGCCTTGAGGAACAAGAAGCGATTATGTTCGAGCGGTTCTCCGGCTTTCCGGTGATGACCGTTCCGAATTCTTTGATACAGGCGGCCGCTGCTGGAGACGCAAACTCAGCGGCGGCGCTTGAGCAATACAAAAAAATAGTCAGGAACATTCGTATCGACGAACAGATGGGGTTGCTTATTCCATCTGACACATATGTGGACGCTGACGGGAAACCTTCCGCCGTCCCCATGTACGATTTCAAACTGGTTTCGCCCAGCCAAGGCAGGGCGGCGGCCAGCGCAGACACGTCCATCGAACGCTACAAACTCGACATTATGACGAGCGTTCTCGCGGACTTTCTCTCGCTTGGCCATTCTTCCTCGTCCAGAGGAACGCAGACCGTAGGCGAGGCGAAGATCGACCTGTTCTTCAAGGCAATTGAAGGCTGGTTGGAATCGAATGCGGACGTATTGAACAATCACCTGTTGCCGCGTCTATGGGATTTGAACGGCTTCGACTTCAGCACCATGCCGCGCTTTGTGCCCGACATGCCGCAACGTGTGGACCTTGATGGTCTGAGCAATTTCGTTCTGAGGCTGTCTCAGGCGGGTATGCCGCTGTTCCCCGATGAACCGACGCAAGAATACCTGCGTGAGGTTGCCGGGCTTCCTGACCCGATGGAAGGGTTTGGGATGGAGGCG